ACATTTCGTTTAGTACCATTCTTTGTTTCATTTAAAACTAAATATCTATCTTTTAAATAAACACGATCCCAAGTCAAGCCAACAATCTCACCAGCGCGCATAGCTGTCTCAATCGCAAAGAGAAAGGCAATAATAATTTGCTGAGTTGAATTCACAGGAACATTGTTATCCCAATTTGCAGCAAGACATAATCTATCAATTTCATCCTGAGCTATTCGTCTATCCCGGTGCTTTGATGGTGGCGGCAAAGTTAAGTCAGCCATTGGAGACTCTTTTATCCACTTCCATTCTTTTCGAGCAACAGTAAATAAAGAAGCCAAGATATTAGCTTCACGACGAACTGTAGCGCCCTGCACTTCTTTTAACCGGGAGTCGCGCCATTGAACTAAATCATCTGTAGTGACTTTGGCTAATTGTTTTTGACATAACTTTTTATACTCACGTTTAAAGAAAGCCATTCGTTTGACTTCATTTTCATGAGTTTTCTTTTTTATGCTTACTTCATTTAAATAGCGTTCTATAGCTTCTAAAAATGAATGGTCAGGAAGTTTACCATGCGATTGTTCGCGTAATTGAGTCTCACGTTTTGAGGCCCAAGCTCTTGCTTGTGCTTTTGTATCAAAGGTTGCACTTTCGCGAATTCCGTTTACACTTATCTCGGCTCGCCATGTATCGTTGCGTTGTCTAAATGAAGCCATAATTTTGTGGCGTAATCTTGGCGTAATGGTATTAACCGAAATAATAGGAAAAAATAAGAAATAATAGAAGTACAGATTATTGGCTAGTTTGGCATTTGTTTGTTTTGTATGAAATAATAAGAAAAGATAGAAAAACCTAAGAAGTTGTTGTTTTTAAACAAGTGCCCGCCGGGCGCACCAATTTATATATAATAACTTCATAAATTTATCTCAATTTCATAAAATTCCGACTATTTTACTTGGTTTATTAATCATTATCGCTCAAAATATACCCC